TTATCACCAAACTTCAAAATATGGGGCTGGATAAAGTCTCAGGATGCAAAACGTGAGGAGTGGCGTGCAAATTATGGCGGTCACGGGACGGCATATTTTGTCCCAAAACTAGAATTGAATGAAATGGGAGAACTATATGAGCATCAAAGCAATAACGTGGGCATTTGATCAGAAGCTAGATGATCCGACAGCCAAGTTAGTGTTACTTGGAATAGCAGACAAATACAACGAGGACAGAGGTTATGCTTGGCCTTCTGTCGAGCGTCTAGCTGAGATGGCAGACTGCACAGAGCGGACGGTCAACCGAAAAATTGTCATGCTGGCAGAGCTTGGATTGGTGCAGATTTTACGCAATCCGCCGCAAACAAATCGGTATTTTTTACCTACCCTGACAAATTGTCACCCTGACACCCCTGACAGGGTTACCCTGACACCAGATGTCGGGGTTACCCTGACACCTAGTGTCGCCCAAACTATAGAGAACGATAGTGAACAATATATATCGTTCAAAAGTGCATTTGAGACGTTCTGGGATGCTGTACCTCGCAAGCAAGGCAAGAAGGGTGCGATGAGAGCGTATAAGACTGCTCTGAAGGACACGGATGCGGACACGCTACTCACAGCAATGAAGGCATTTGCTGCGTATGTTAAGGCAAAAGGCACAGAGTCGCGCTTTATCCCTTTACCAGCTACATGGCTTAATCAAGGCAGATGGGACGATGACCTTGCGGGTGAAGCTCCTCAACCGCACGAAAACTTCGGCATATCACAACGCTGGTTGCCCAAAACAGAGGAGCAATTCAAATCACGCTTTGACAAGATGCCAAACTGGTATCGGCAAAACAGGCCAGACGTTATTAGCGTGGCGCGGGAAGCAGGGTGGCTGAATGAGTGAAAAGGACGCAATACTGCCAACGGCTGAGTTTTTACGCCATCACACTGTTGAGCAGGTTGAGACTCGTAAGGCGGGGAAGAAACGCACAAGGGTCACTGATCAGCGCTGGATTGATTATTACCGTAAGCACCAGCACATCAGTGCAGTGCAGCACATGACTGCGGAACGGCTGTTAGCGCTGTATCGTGCGGCTGGCAGGGCGCAAAGGGTAACTGGAGCTATGGATGGGATGCCAAAGGGCGCAGGCGGCGAGGTGAGCGATTATAGCGCGATGGCTTTGATGGATTATTTTAAGCTAAAATGGCTAATTGGGTCAGAGAGCTTCAGTTGTGTCGAGGATGTTGTGGTGCATGATTACAGCGCACCTGAGTGGGCAAGAAAGCACAATCGCAACCCAAAGGCTGCGACAGAGATATTGCGCATGAGTCTTGACCACTTGGAAGAGGCTTTCAAGAACCTCAGATCATTCAGGCGACACATTGATTTGTCGGCAACCAAGAAATAAAGGGAGATGCAAATGCCATATTGTTCAATCGTTATGACCGAAGCTGATGATTATAAAAACGATGATTTGCCATTCGATAGCGAAGAAAGGCTGCGCTGCTTAGAGAAGCACATGACCATTGGTCTTGAGACTGTTGAGCAAATGAGCGCATATGCGGACAAGATGTGCGACTCAAACGAGAAATGGGTTGTGCGAATACTGGACATGACTGTCGAGAAGATGTCAGACGAGCATCAGATGGTTGCCATGCCGGAGATGCCAATGATCGGCAGGCGGGTGGTTGCTAAATATTACTTGAAAGATGGTGAGAGGGCTTACGCGCTGTAAAGCGCAAGCTCCTCTTCTTCGGTTAACGAGCGATAGCCTTTATATTCACACTCCCAGCAACCAGCGATATCACCGCCTTTAGCAAGGCAATGCTCACACTCTGCTTTGGGCTGGAAGCCTATCTCAGGCCACTCAAGGACTTCGATGATCGCCATTATGGTGCGGTCATAAATGCGAAGAAAAAGACGCAGACAAAATACCAAGTGGCAAAAAAGGCCAATGTCGCAAAAAGTTCTCTGATGTAAAACCACATATCAAGCTCCCTGTATAAGCATATTTGCTCATATTATTACCTAGAGTAATATAATGCAAGCATATATGCGCATAGGGTTGTGCGGTGGGGACGCTTGTGATATGTTCTATGGAACGATGAATAGTTGCGCCACTGGGGGCGCTTTTTTTATGTCTGGAATTGAAGTCAAGTATATGGACGCAAAGGCAATCACGCCTTATGCGAGGAACAGCCGCACGCACAGCGATGAGCAGATTGCTCAAGTAGCTGCAAGCATCAAAGAGTTTGGCTGGACTAATCCAATACTGATTGATGAAAAGCACACAATCATTGCAGGGCATGGCAGGCTTATGGCTGCGCAAAGGCTTGGCTTTGATGAAGTGCCAACGATTATGCTGCCCAATCTGACCGATGCGCAGAAACGTGCCTATGTCATAGCTGACAATAAATTGGCATTAAATGCGGGTTGGGACGAGGAAATGCTCGCTGTCGAGATTGAGGAGTTGCTGGATCAGGGCTATGACCTTGATCTAACTGGCTTTGGTGCAGATGAGATCGATAGCCTACTTGCTGAAGCCGAAAAGGTTGATGAAGGGCTAACAGATGAAGATGCTGTGCCAGAAGCGCCAGCAGAGCCTATTAGCAAATTGGGCGATGTGTGGAAACTAGGTAAACACCGTGTTCTTTGCGGCGATAGCACAAGCATTGATTGCATTGACGCTTTGATGCTTGGCTCACCAGCCGATATGGTGTTCACCGATCCACCATATAATGCTGATTATAAATCTCGTGGTGGCAATGAATTGCTACGCAAGGGCATCAAAAATGATGCAATGTCTAATCAAGCATTTGATGACTTCATAAGCGGTTTTTTGCCAATGATGTTTGCGGCCTCAAAAGAGGGGGCGTCATTTTACGTTTGTTGTAATTGGAAAGATAGTTATCCACGTTTTTACAATCATATCACCGATTCTGGCATGAATGTTTCATCCTGCATTGTTTGGGATAAAAAGTCTGGCGGTATGGGTTGGCAAGATTACCGTTATCAATATGAGTTGATTATTTATGGCTTTAAAAAAGATAAAGCGCACTCGTGGTATGGTGGCAGGACTGAAACTGACATTTGGCAATTCAGCCGTGAAAACAGAACCGACTACGTTCATCCAACACAAAAGCCAGTTGAGTTAATTGAGAGAGCAATCAACAATAGCAGCAAAGCTGGGGACTGTGTCGTAGATTTGTTTGGTGGGTCAGGCTCCACGTTAATCGCCTGTGAAAAAACAGGCAGGCACTCACGCTTGCTTGAATTAGATCCAATTTATGTTGATGTGATTGTGAAGCGTTGGCAGGACTTCACGGGACAAGACGCGGTGCATGAGGCATCAGGGAAAACATTTAACGAGTTGAGCAATGGCAAGACCGCACAAGACGAACAGCAAGAAATCGCCTGAAGTTGTCGCACGCTTCTTGGACATGATCAGGAACGGACGTAGCTGTGCGCAAGCGTGCAAGCAGGACGGTATGCCAACAAGCAAGACCATTGGTGAATGGGTCAAGAATGATGCAGCGTTTGCGTTGCAGTATGAGAAGGCAAAAGAGGAGCGCGGTCATTATTACGGCGAACTGGTGGCTGAAATAGCGCTGGCAGGGCTGCAAGGGAAGTACAAGGACAGTGCAATGCTTCGCGCTGCTATTGATGGCTTGAAGTGGAGTGCTGGTAGGATGGCACCGAAGGCTTTTGGTGACAGGATGGAAGTCAACCACAGCGCTGAAGGGAGCTATGTAGAGGCATTGAAGGCAGTGCAAGGGAAGGTTAGTGGTGATGGTACTGACAAGCTACCGTTAGCACTACGCGCACGCGAGGCCGATACTCCGACAATTCAGTAGGTCGTTAGATAACGAGCCTGACGAAAAGCTATATATCCTGCGGGTTAGCGGGTTGTGTTGCCAGTGTGTTGCCAATAAAGCTGCGGTTTTTGGTGGTTGCTGGCTGATATACCCCCCCCTGTAATATCGCGGGGGGCAGGTGTTGCGCTATACCCCAACCTTTTCAGGAGACCCAATGATACAGTCGTTTCCTCTAACCATTGCCGAAGCGATAATCATTGCGCTTCTTGTGGTGATCATCATCAAGGCATATCGCTAGACCCCCCCCTTTGTTGCTGGGAAGCAAAGGGACTCCGGCACTGAAAAATTTTGGCAATGCGCTTCTCCCAGACTGCGCATGGGATTGGGGCGGGCTTTTGACTGACCTAGAAGATACCCTTTTAAAGCTCCGTAACGACCCTGAGATGTTTGTGCGGCACGTTATAGGGGCAGAGCCGCAAGCATGGCAGACAGAGGCGCTAAGAGCGATTGCGAGCGATAATAAGCTGGCTATCAAGTCGGGTCACGGTACTGGCAAATCGGCGTTTTTGTCATGGCTGATCTTGTGGTGGTTGCTAACGCGGTATCCGACAAAGATCGTGGCAACTGCGAACACGGCGCATCAGTTAAATGATGTGTTGTGGACTGAGGTTGATAAATGGGCGCGGCAGATGCCTGAAGGCTTCAAGAGCCAATTAGATTTCAAGAGCGACAAGATCAGCTTGTCGGGCAGCAGTGATAGTTTTTGTGCATTTCGCACAAGTCGCAGAGAGAACCCAGAGGCTTTGCAGGGGTTTCACAGCGAAAATATGCTGATCATTGTTGATGAGGCGTCTGGTGTGCCAGATGTGGTGTTTCAGGTCGGTGAGGGTGCTATGTCCACGAAGGGGGCAAAGACGGTTCTCACTGGCAACCCAACAAGGGCAGAGGGCTTTTTCTTCGATGCCTTTCATGCCAATCGTGAGCAGTTTCATTGCATGACGGTGAGTTGTGCGGATGCTGACACGGTTGACCCCAAGTTTATCGGGGACATGGCGGCGAAGTATGGCGAAGAGAGCAATGTCTATCGCGTGCGAGTGTTGGGAGAGTTTCCGACTCAAAGCGATGATGTTCTGCTGCCTTTGCATTTGGTTGAGGACGCTGTAAAGCGGGACATTGAGTCGAGTCCGATGACCCCTGTTGTTTGGGGCGTTGACGTTGCGCGGTTTGGCGGCGACAGATCAGCCCTTTGCAAGCGGCAGGGTCAGGTGGTGACGGAGAAGGTCAAGACCTGGCAGGGCAAGGACTTGATGGAGCTTGCTGGCATTATTTTGACTGAGTATGAGGCCACGCCTTATTCGTTGCGGCCTGAACAGGTGTTCATTGACTCTATTGGGGTTGGTGGCGGTTTAGCGGATAGATTGAGTGAGTTGGGTGTGCCTACGATTGGCATTGCGGTGTCTGAGAGTCCTTCGTTAAAGGATCGCTTTACAAGGCTTCGGGACGAGTTGTTCTGGAAGGCTAGAGAGTGGTTTGAGGCCAGAGATTGCAAGATACCGAATGATGAGGCGCTCATTAGCGAGGTCACAGCCGTCAGGTATAAATATCAATCTACTGGCAAGCTGAAGATTGAGTCGAAGGACGAGATGAAGCGCAGAGGGCAGCGAAGCCCAGACGTTGCGGATGCTTTTGTGCTGACCTTTGCCCAAGAGGGAGCGATGGCTCTAGGCCACACTTCAAGGTGGAACACAAGGGCAAGCATCAAGCCAGACGCGAGGTGGGTTGTATGACTGACAATGTTGTGGAGTTTCCCAAGCGCGAAGGCATGAGCATC